TATAAATGGGTGGTCATCATCACACTCGTAGAAAGTATGATCATAATCACTCTGATCAAACTCTGTCAGCGTATCCTTTGACGAACTCATTTAGGTACCCCCATAGTTTATAGGTAGCACAAGCATCAATAGCTGCATAGTGCAGTACTTTAGGCTCATACTGCTGTGCAAGTGTAAAGTTATCTGCGGATATACCCCAGTCACCATACCAAGTCCCAGCCAAGTCCTTTAGAGATGTGCGTGCTTTAAAGATTTCCACATGATTTATCAAAGTTTTGGCAAATATTTGTGTATCTTCAAAGTTCTTAACATCCTTCCTTTGGAAATAGCGCAAAAAGCGCCCATCATAACAGTAGTTATGCCAGATCTGCTTCTTTTCTGTCTCTGTAAGGAAGTCTAGTACCACATCAGCAATTTCCTGATTGTCTATTATAAACACAAGACCCTCACTTTCACTAGCTGCCATACTACAATGTGTTATAGTGCAGTGTGACGGATGCCCCAGCGCCGTAGCATTTGCTATAGCCTGATGGCGTACCCGCTCTAATCTAGGGATAGTGGTGTCTAGGGATATCACCTTGGATTCAGCGACCTCCTCCGCAGTGTATTTTATAGCAGTCTCAAAGTCGGCAGCAAATACGTCTGGAAGATTGGCTATCCATTTTGCAGCTTCGGCAGGATCATTAGTTGCCTCATAGGTTACCTCAATGCTGCGTTGGATTTTCATACTGCTTCCTTTATAGGTATGTTGCGTTCCTTAGACGAACTAGTGCCCGTGTACAGGCCACATAGTAGAGGTTTAGAGCCTCTTTGTCTATGGCAGTCAGATGCTTGCCCCCTTCGCTATCACCAATGGTTATAGCCTCTACAATATTCTCTATAGAGGTGTTTAGGTCTGGTGCTATAATTACTTCATCAAACTCCAAACCCTTAGAGGAGTGTGCAGTCATAAGCATGAAGTCTTGCTTCTTATTTTCGTGGTTCTTAGCCTCTGCGTATGCCTCAAATATGGCACCCTTAGTTCGAGCCATGACCAAGTTAATAGCCTGTAACAAGGATAAGTCCCCCTCGTACTCGTTCTTTAGGTATCCTAGCATGCTGGAGTACTTGGTCCTTACACCATTAACATTCTCATGCCAGTCGTCTACGCTTTCTTGCAGATGCTTGTACGCTGGGTCATAGATCTTGCCTTGATATTTTAGGCCGGCTACCATTAAAGGTATTTTAAAGATTTCTTTGGCTTTTCTTACTAGCCCATAAGGTACACCCTGGGCATTTAACTCTATAAGCTTACTAATAAGTCCGCTGTTAGTACGGGATATATAACCCCTAGTTTTAATAACAGTGTTTTCGGATTCAATACCTTCAAATACCATATCAGGGTTGAGGTATTTTTTACAGAAGCGCTCTATGGGTTCCGCTATGTGCATTGGTACACGAAAAGACTTCGATAGCTTAAAGGTTGTGCCTTTACCCTCTAGGCGCTCAAAACAATTAATGGTGTAATTAAATGTATAAATATTTTGGTGTGGATCACCTACTGCTATTTTTAGCTTGGCCGGTAATAGGGTAAATATCTCAAGTGTGACCTCATTTAGGTCACCAGCCTCATCAAGCATCAACAGATCATATGTAGGGCAATCAACTGAGCCCTCTACAAGTGCCAAATGGAACGCCTTTAAGTAAAAATCGTGTGTACATTCAATTGTACCTTGTGACATTAAGTTTAAATACTTAAGGGCTAGTGGCGTATTGGACGCCCCTTTGTCTTCAGCAAACGTGTCATAGCAGGTATACGACGATAAACAAAACTCCCTGATATCCTCTACCAAAAGCTGTTTGTCCAAGTAATCAAGCTTCTCCGTAATCTGCCTAGGTCCGAAGAAGCCTACTCTTAATTTCATAGGCACTACAATAGCTTTATAGGCTAAAGAGTGTGTAGTCCTGCAGTCAACTTCCTTAGGAAATTTGTTCTGTGAACTAGTGGCGATAGCTTTATTGTATGCTAAATATAGTCCGTTTGTAACGTCCATACTCTCTGCTACAGCCCTAAGTAGGGTAGTCTTACCACTACCGGCTACCGAGTCTATAAGTATGAGCTCACCATCCTCAGCAGTCATGGCGTAGTCTACTACATCTTGTTGTTCTTTGGTTAAGCTCATATTAACAGTTCCGGAGCATGAATTTTCGCCTGCTCCTGTGCATACGTTCCCATTTTGGTTAGGGTACACACAGCAGTAAGCATTAGTTTGTTTATAGGGGCTACTATTTTTTCATTTCCATAATAGTCCTCAACAATAGTGCTATTTGCTATATAGGTATCTACAAGCTCCATAGCGCGAATGTTTTTATTTGTTACACCCTTATAACCCATATACTTAAAATACCTAGAGAAAGTACCAGAATTTATTTTAACTATTTTTAGCTCTTCAAAAGAGGATGGGTGATTAATACGTCGTCCTTGTGGTGTTATAGCTTTTTTGCACACATTCAAATCGAAAGTGTCAAAAATTTCTCCAGGAAGGCCGAAATGCTTTTTCACTAGCTGTATAGGAAGACGTACATGTTTTAGGTATGCTGTAGAGGCATTTTTTGTTGCCCCTACATGCATCGCTACGTTGTCACTAGCCGCCTTTATGCGACTATAGGCGTCATTGTAAGCCTCTTCTGTATGGAAAAAGATATCAATATCACTTGGGTTCTTTATACCCACATCCGCGAAGCTCCCAGCAATAAACCAACCGCTGTCACCGATAAGGCGACGTATAACCTCTATTGCCTGCTGTGCAGACTGTTTTTTGTCGTCATCACTAAACAAAGATCTCATTATACGTTCCTTAAGGGTGATTAGTACCTTAAAGGGTACTACGCTATTTCAACTAGCTGATCAATATTTACAGTGTGGCGCTCTATTTCCCCATACTCTTTATGGATAACTAGTGCCTTGCTGTCTTGACCTGCGCGATAACCACCAGAATGTGCATAGTTGTCTTTAGCTGCAAGAGTCCGGAAGGATTCTACGCTACAACCAGAAAATTCTGTTTTGGTATCGTGGTGGATATGCCCTGTTAACCAATACCGGTATTTGGACGTACCCCAATCCTCTGCCTTATCCGTAGCCATAACAAGAGGCAGTTTTACTGCTTTACATGTATGCCCGTGGTGGACGCCGAAGAAGCACTTACCGTGCTTGAAATATGAAAATGTAGATTGTCCATCATCGATGAGTACCCTAGGTTCATTAACATACATATATTTCAATGCTGCTTTTAAGAACATGGCACCTGTATCGTCGTGGTTACCGATAGCGGTTATTACTTCTACAGACTTATGATGCTCCAGTGCGGAGTTGATCATTTGTATCATAATTTTCAAACCAGTGTCTACCATCATGGCATAATTTCCAGACGTGTCCAGAGAGTGTCTATGACGCTCTGTAACACCTGCTACGTTATCCCGATGGAAGTAGTCACCTAGGTTCACGATCACTGCTCTATCGCAAGAGGGGGTGGTTTTAACTAGGCGGTCGAAGATGCCACAGAATACTTTTTGAGCCTTTTCCAGGTCCCAATACTCTCCTGCCTCTTCTTTATACGCCTTCATACCAATGTGTGGATCTCCTAGTGGATATACCGCCATTAGATCTTTAGATGTATGGATAACATCACAAGGTATTTTTTCAAACTGTGGAAGGTTGGTTGCGTAGTCGTCTATTAATTCCTTCAATGTGTCCAAGATCGACTGTTTTTCAACATCCGACTTGACCCACTGAAGTTTAATATTACCCTCATCATCGTATAAAGTAGATGAGCCCTTCAAGAGCTCACCTGTGCTTACGTAATTTCCGGAATCTAGTGGTAGCATACCTTTTTCACGTAACTTCTTTATACGACCGACTATACGGTACTTCCGTACAGCATAATCAGGGAAACGTACCTTGATAGTTTCCACTATCTTTGGCACGTCGTACACAAACTCCTTACATAGCTTCGCTAGTTCTGAATCAGATACTGCTATAGCCATAGTAGGTTCCCTGTTTATTTGCCGAACATTGGGCGTTTAGCAGTAGCCTTAGCTGCTGGGGCAGCCTTAGCAGGTGCACTTGCACCAGCGCTATTAGAGCGAGATTGGATCCACTCTTTAACGTCTTCTTCGGTCAAGCCGTCCTTATAAGTGACGTTACTTGCGTACTTTTCTTCATCAAGCGCCAAACGCTTGCCGATGTTTTCGCCAGACTCTGCTTCTGCTGCAGTGGCACCGTCTTCACGGTAGAACGCCTTGATGGCTTTACGCTCTTGTACCGCATTCTGGTACAGGCCGTATTCCATCTGGATACGGATCTTGACGTCGATGCCGGCCAGTTCTGGAATTACATCCATCTCTGTCATAGTCTGTGCCTTACCCACTGGGTACTCTGCAGACTCGGTTTCGATCTCTTGACCGTGGTCCATACCTGCAATAATACACAGGCGGTTCAACAAGTTGTTAGTGATCTCGTTGACCTTGCCATCGGTGTTGACAAGAATAGGACCATAAATGGTCTGATCCATGCCGCCGTGGTTAACGTTAAAGTTCAGCTGGTAAGCCTTATTCTTGGTTTGAGCCACCTGAACATAGTTAATAGTAACATCATAGATACCAGAGCGGTTGATGAATGCACCACCATTGCCAGTATCTTTGATTGCGTCTTGGTTTTTAGAAACGGTTAATTTCATGATTAGTATTCCTTCTGTTGTTAAAATTAAAGTGCAAATTCATCTACTTCGTCGGAACTGCCCGACAGTAGCTTAATGTGTTCTTGTAGGTTAAATTCCTCTACAGCGCACATATCCTGTACATCTGGATGAAGTGACCGTGCAGGAAGCTTAGAAGAACGGAAGTGCAGTAAGCGCTTGTTGTTCTTAAGTTCTACAAAGATGGCCTCATCAACCTCTGCCAGGAACCCACCACGCTTAGCAAACGAGCCCTTTCCTACCAAACTATATTTGGCAGTCTCGGCGTCGTACAATGCGTGAGAGATTAGGATAACATTCATATCACTAGCTACTAGTGAATTTTCAATGAATGCTGTAAATGCGGTAATTTCCTTGTCCAGCTCTGAGTAAATAGTAAAGTTTTTAAACTTTTCATTACAGTTACTAAACATGGTATCAAAGATCTTCGACACAGAGTCGAATACGATTGTAGCTGGGTAATGCCCAAACTTTTCTTTATACGCCCCAATCTTTTCAGTAACCAGCTCAATAAGTCCTTGTGCTGTATCGAAAGTTGGTACCAGTACATGAGGTACTGGAAATGGGTAACGTTTACCATCATGACTGATAACTAGAGAGTCCTCTAGGTCACGAGTCAGTGTGGTTTTACCTGAGTTGGCTTCCGCCGAGATAAGCAGTTTAACGCTCATATTGTTCTCCTTATAGTGAGTATTCTGGGTATTTTTCAACTAGCTCTTTAATAGAGTCTAAACGCGCTTTAGATCGCAAATATGTAGTTTCATATTGTTTTGTAGCAGCGGCGTGCTCCTTTTCAAATTGCATTAGCAGTTTAGGAACATCTTTCATAGGGGGCAATCCTACAGTCCTTCTAGTGTCCGCACCATAGGTGTAGGTTATACCACTTTCCACAGACCCCTCAGTAATAGACGACATCTTTAGTGTTGTTGTACATTTTCCGTGATGGACAGTTACACCACCTTGTGGACCAATCTGTAAGTAGTAATTCGCATAAACCATTGTCGATGTATAAAAGAATAAGAGCTCTGCAACGCTTACTTTTTTACCGGCGTAAGCTTTAATGTCTGCTTGTAGTGTTGCCAGAGGCACAACCAATACTTCCTGCATCTAGTCCTCCTATGGCTTATTCCACCAACGGTTTCCGCTGTATCCCTTATTGAGATCTCTACTGGCGCGACTTCGTACGCCCGACTCTTGACGTTCTAGTATCTTTGCTATAGCTGCTGGTGAGGCATTATCTTGGATTAGCGTCCTAAGAGCTTTATCATCCTCTTTCGACCACGCCACACCTGCACGCGGTGGTGTATTAGAAGGGGGTACAGCCGCAGCAGGTTCTTGAATAAGTGCTGCCTTGTAGCGGAAAAACCCTTCGGCCTCTTCTCCTTCCAGTTCTATTTTACCGATTACAGCTGACAACCCTTCAGTTGCCTTTAAAAAATCGATGTAATCGACTGCGTCTTGTTCTGTTGTTAGTTCAATCTTCATTGTTAGATTCCTATTTAAATAATATAGGTTTTGGTTTAGTTTTTACACGGCTATCCTGAGCTAGCAGGTGCCGAATTTCTGGTTGCTCATTCCAGGCTTTTACAGACTCTGCAATGATTTGTAAACAGGATCCAATAAGCTCTAAGGAACTTTCAGTAACTTCTTCCGTAACTACAGTTACAGTAGGCGGATAATCCTTTAAAGGCTTGCCTGTTTTCTCACTTACACGACCCATCTCACCTTTCGTAATGTAGACCAGGTCAATATAATCTATAGTGATGCCTTTTTGTTTCAACACCCAAGCGTAAGTCATCTGTTGGAACCAGTAGTTCCTAGAAAACTTGGTAGGTGCCGTCTTAGCGGCTGTAGTCTTCCAGTCCTTAAGACGTCGTTTGGCTACATACCTAGCGTCTATGGATCCACCGACACCTATACCTGGAAGCAGCTCGTGAAATACAAACTCTTCTACCATATCCGGCATGTTGCTTTCAACATACGACAGTGCTACATCAAGCATGCAGCCATAGTTATTAAGAATATCATAGGTATCTACCTCAGGATCCTTTATAGAGTTGATATGTGCGTCTATAGCCTCATAATCAACCTCACCCTCCGTAACAAACATCTCAATGCCCGCATGTACAACAGTACCTAGATTGGATGCAGTGTTACCAGTAAACCCTCCCTCTCCGAGCAAATGCTCATGGTACCACTGTGACGTGCTATCAAAAAATTTACTGACTTGAGAGGCACTAATACGAAATGCCCCTTTAGTTACTGCTTCACCATTATTATAGTGAAAGTAATCATCTTTTTTGGTCATCTGACCTCCTCAATTATAGCAAGTACTCAGGCCAATCTGCCATAATATCTTGCTCTGATACGTATACACCAATAAACTTACTATCACCAGCGCTAGCAGATGGGGCCTTATCTATATTATTTAAACGGGACCACTTTGTGTCTATACCACCATTAATTATGTGTTTAATCATCATAGTGTCGGTGTCTTCGTGTAGGTATAACTCGAAAATACCATTTGGCATGCTTGGGGTTACCAATAAAGGCAAGACCGTCTCCTCCTCAACTCCTTTCTTCAATAGTGTTTTAATCCTATGAAAATTAAATGTTTTTCGGTTTAGGATAGTCATACCTTTACTGGTGTGCAGTATATAACTATCATCATTCAGATGAACGTGTTGCATAATGCTCCTCTAGTTTAGTTAGGTATTGTAGGAATTCTGAATCCATGCGTGGAAAGTACTTTGTTCCAATAAGTATAGGGAAAGACTTTGGATATTTAGAGGCAAGTGCAGTTACATCAACATCTTGTGCCCACTCATACGCTTCCGTACCGGAACCAAAGTTTTTAACAAGTTCTACCACACTAGCGTCTGCAACGTACCAATTACTTCTTCCGTGTACCTTGTAGTGCTCCCACTCTTTAAAACATTTACGAATATCAGAAGGGAACCCTCCGGAATTATCGCTGTTAATAAAGTTATAAAGGAATGAGGCAGGTACCCCTTCGGTTGGTACTTTGAATGTGCTGCTAGCCATGGTGTCTTCTATGTAAGTCTGAAAGTCTACCCAGTTAGGGAGGTCATCAACATAGGACTGGTACTTTTTGGCTACACCCTTAATTGCCGGTACGGCTACACCTGCACGTTGTAACAAGCTGTATGCTGCTACATAGTCGTCAAATGAGTGCTTACTACCTTCAGGGATATCAGGAGTAGTATTATTTGTCTTCAAATATAGATACTTACCTGTTTCCGCTACTTCTTTAGTCATCTTAATAGACTTACTCATAGAAAGCCCTATAAGTGAACTGGCGTACAGGCCCTCTCTGGCAGCAGCCTCTTTAGCAGCAACAGGGTCCACTAGGTCTGATGACAGCTTATACGAAAT